TGGCAACTACTACTACGAACTTCGGCTGGGACATTCCGCAGTCGACCGACTTGGTCAAGGACGGCGCGACAGCGATCGCAGCTCTTGGTCAGGACATCGACACCGCTCTAGTCGATCTTAAAGGCGGAACGACTGGACAGATTCTAGCCAAGGCTTCTAACACAGATTTAGATTATTCATGGATTACTAACGATGTCGGCGACATTACAGCTGTAACCGCTGGGACTGGAATCTCTGGCGGCGGCACTTCTGGAGACGTAACGATTACGAACTCCATGGCTACAGCGATCGACGCTAAAGGCGATCTTATTGCGGGAACTGGCGCGGACGCTTTTGGTCGGTTAGCAGCTGGAAGTAATGGAGATTCGCTCGTCGTCGATTCCAGCACATCGACAGGACTTCGCTATCAAGGTCACATCGAAGCGGGAAAGAACGCTCTTATTAACGGCGGAATGGACATCTGGCAGCGCGGAACTTCATCGACAACTAATCTAAGTTATCTCGCGGATCGCTGGTTTAACTACACTTCCGCAGGAACTACGACATTCTCCCGCGAAAGTTCTATAGTTCCGACTGGATCTATTTACTCGATGAAAATCGCCCAAGCTACAGCAAGCGCGACTATTACAGTTAACCAAGCCATCGAAACTCTTAACGCTGCTCAGTATGCAGGGCAGACAGTTACTCTTTCGACGATGGTTTACGCAAGTGCTTCTACTGGAATCCAGTTCCAGTTATCTTATTCGACATCGACGGACGTCGGCCCGCTTGGATCTTGGACAAACATTACCGCGTCCAGTGGTGGAGCTGCTACGGTTTCGACTTCATGGCAGAAAATGACTGGAACTTATGCAGTCCCATCGACCGCTAAAAGTCTTTATTTTTCTATCTTCATTCCGACACTAGCAAGCGGAACGAGTGCCTATTTTACTCAGGCTATGCTCGAACTTGGATCAGTGCCTACGTCTTTCTCGCGCGCTGGCGGCTCAATCGCTGGAGAACTAGATTTATGTCAGCGTTACTTACCAGCTATTCCAGCTTCAAACGGCGAAATCTTTACGGGCCAGTGTTACTCATCAACAGCGGCACTAATTCCAGTAATTTTCCCAGTCACTGCTCGCGTAGCTCCTACAGGAATAACAGTTAACTCAGCTGGTAACTTTAGAGTTAGATCTTCGACTGCTTCTAAATTAACTACAACAGCGATTAACTTCTCGACTGGAACAGTTATCGGAAGTACGATCGAAGCGGTCGTCTCTACTGGCTTAACGGCTGGAAATGCGACTAACTTATTTAACGAATCCGCTGGAACTATCCTCTTCACAGGTTGCGAGCTATAAATGGAAACTTACACAAACATCGACGGCGTCGAATGCGTAATCGTTACTAACGAAGACGGTTCGACTTGGTCAGGACTTAAATCTGCTTACGATGAAATGATCGCGCAGAAGGAAGCAATTAAGTCATGACTTATCCAGTCGGAACAGCTGCGGCAGTCGTCGAAGTAGCACTGGCGGAAGTCGGTACAGTCGAAGAAGGCGATAATCTTACGAAGTACGGAAAGTTTACGAAGGCCGATGGCCTACCTTGGTGCGGATCTTTCGTTAACTGGTGTTTTCATACTGCGGGCGTAAAACTTCCGTCGATGGTCTCTACAGCTGCGGGAGCGCATAAACTTAAAGAAGTAAGTCGCTGGGTAGATTCAGAGCCTAAGATCGGCGATCTTGCATTCATGGACTTTCCGCATGATGGCGTCGACCGTATTAGCCACATCGGAATAGTCGTAGGAGTTAAGACGAAGTCAGTAATTACCATCGAGGGAAACACTTCGGGAACTGGCGATCAGCGTAACGGCGGAATGGTCATGATTAAGGAGCGCGCATTCGGGAGCGGTAAAGAGATCGTAGGCTTCGGACGCCCTAAGTTCGTGGCCTATGCTGGCGATTATCCAGTCGTCGAACTACCTACTCAATCGGCAGCGAAGCCGAAGAAGGAGAAAACTAATGGCAAGCTTAAAACCATTACTCGCAAGCTGGGCGCGTAGCTTCTTAGCTGCGTCTATAGCTGTTTACATGGCGGGCGTACAAGATCCCAAGGCGATCGGAATGGCTGGTCTAGCCGCTGTTCTGCCTGTCGTTCTGCGCTGGCTAAATCCTAAAGACTCAGCTTTCGGGTTATCGGGGAAGTGACTCGGAGACTACTCGCGGCAGGTCTGGCCTTAGTCCTTTCGGTCGGCCTGTCTGCGTGTGGTTATCAGGGTTGGATTCGCTATGAATGCCAAGAATACGAGAACTGGCAGAAGCCAGAATGCCAAGAGCCGCAGTGTATCCCTACTGGAACATGTACTAGCGACGTCCTTGGAGAAGAAGCTCCACAGCCCAGCTCGACGCCGTAGCCCAGAAGAAGTCCACGCGACTCTCATTCTCATAATCGGATCGACCTTGGCGGCGGTCTTCTTGATCGTTACCCTTGGAATTACTTACGCGCTTATCTTCGTTACGCAGCCGATCGGTAATCAAGCTCCGAACGACGCGGCATTTATCGACTTATTAAAGACGTTAGCGATCTTCTTAACTGGATCACTAGGCGGAGTTCTGGCGGGTAACGGATTAAAGTCCAAGCCGAAAACACCAATCGACACGCCGATAGATAAGCGGGAATCTTGACCTAACGGCGTTCTTACTTCACTCTTTACTCAGGGAGCGCGAACGTCGCTCCCAGTATCGGGAGCAAGTAATGAACGAACTATCTATCGTTATCTTCATGCTAATAGCTGGAGTCTTATGGGCAGCGGTAAGCTACTCAGTCGGTTATCGAGAAGGCCAGCGCGAAGGCTTTAAGCGTGGTAGAGCTGTATCACGTCACGCAGCTAAGGACGTGCGCTAATGAGCTTCTTAGACAATTACGAAGACGTCGCCGCCAGAATTGCCCGCCTATGGGCTACACACCCTACAGCTAGAGTTCAGACTAACATCGTGGAGTTTAACGCCGAAAAGGGTTACGTCCTTATCCAGTGCCAGATCTTTCGCGAGTACGAGGATCTAAACCCATCGGCCACAGATTACGCATTCGGTAACGTGGCGACTTATAACGTCAACATGAAGAAGTTCTTCGTCGAGGACACTGTTACATCGGCGATCGGTAGAGCTATCGGTTTACTACTGGGAGCAGATAAGCGTCCGACTCGTCAGGACATGGAAAAAGTCGAAACTGTAAGCGCGAAGGTAGCAAACTCAACGGCCGACGATTACGATCCATGGACACAGAAGTTCGGGGAAGTGCCAAGCTATAAGACGGCAGAAGAAGCCGAGCAAAGTGGCATTCCCAGCCTAGGATCATCGATGGACGAGATCGCTAAGCAGCTGGGCGGAGAGTTACTTCCAGAAGCTCCGCAGTGCAGCCATGGACATCGAATCTTTAAGACTGGCGATTCTAAGACTGGTAAAGCTTGGGGCGGGTGGTTCTGCGTCGAAAGAACTAAAGCGACCCAGTGTTCGCCGCTCTGGTACGTCTTAACCTCTTCTGGAAAGTGGAGTCCGCAAGTATGAGCGATTTAGTCGAGATTATCTATCCTCAATCTATGACAGCCAAGCTTCTACAGAATGGCGAAGTAATTGCCGAGTATAAGATCGAACAGTGCGACAGCTGCGCGAAGTTAAAGAAGCTGGACGCTTTCGGCTATACCAAGGGCCAAGGCGGAGAGAAGCTTATTTGGCTCTGCGGTGACTGTAGATGAAGATAAAGCCGACGATCGAAGATAAAGTCTTAGCTCACACAGTCGCTCTAGAACGTATCGCAGAGATCGGCGGTCACCCAGACCACGACAGTCGTTACGATAAGAGCCTGGGCTTTCATGATTACGTCGCCCAAGTGGCCGAATCAATCGTGGCAGAGATTCTCGTAGCTCGTTACTTGGGTTACGTCGACTTCGATCCGAGAGCTTCTAGGTTTAAGGAGACGGCAGATGTCGGCTCGAACATAGAAGTCAGATGGACTCGTTACGATACTGGGTCGCTTATCGTCTACGAGAATGATCGGATAACAGATGTAGCCGTTCTCGTTACTGGCAGATCGCCGAACTATAAGCTAGCGGGCTGGATTCCAGTAGCTATCGCTAAGAAACCACGTTACAAATCATCAAGCCAGCCGACATGGTGGGTAACCCAAGCCAACCTACAGCCCATCGAAACTCTAAAGGGATCTAATTATGGAACAGCTTCGCTTTAACTGTCGAGTCTGCAAGAAAGAAACTATGCAGCTCATTCGTGTAATTACAGATAATCTACCGCCGAACGTTAAAACGATCCAGTGCTGCGTCTGCTCTACTATGACAGTGGCATTAATCGGAGAAGCTAATGGCGACCTATGAATACCGCTGCGAAGTGTGCAGTAAAGAGCTAGAGGTTCAGCGTTCCATCAATGACACACTGGCCAGAGATCCTTACTGTCCTAATTGCACTGTTCCCATGAAGCGCATTTACTCGCTTGGTGGGATCGTGTTTAAGGGTAACGGCTGGGGCGGTAAGCCATGAAGTTATCCACAGGGTTTATCCACAGTGTGCGTAAACCTGTGGGACACTCCCAAGATTACGCTCCCTACTTGACACGCGCGCTACTATCTCTTCGCATGAAGCGAGCCGCTGAGGCGGGTAGCTCGCAAGAGCGAAAGATAGGTTTAGGGGCGGCTATTGCCTTAACGGCAACGCTTTCCATAACGAGCATTCCAGAGGCAACAGCTAAGAACTATTCCATAGATCATCTAAAGCTCTACTCTCATAGTCGAATCATTAACTATCAGGAGTTCCAGTGCTTTAACAGGATCATCACTAAAGAATCTCGATGGAACTATTTAGCGAAGAACGGCAGCCATTACGGACTAGGCCAGATGAGATCGAAGCATTACAGAGATCTAGACCCTTATCGCCAGATAGACGCTACTCTTAAATACATTACGAATCGTTATGGTAGTAACTGTAAAGCGTGGGCATTTCATGAGATGAAGGGCTTCTATTAAGTGACACTACATTCCCAGCGTAAGAGCAACTCGACACAATGGAAGAAGCTAAGGCTACGGATACTCCAGAGGGACGGCTACGTCTGTTTCTGGTGCGGAGCAGAGGCCAACACTTGCGACCACGTTATTCCAGTAGCTAGAGGCGGTTCAGACGATCCAGATAACCTAGTCGCAGCTTGTAAGCGGTGTAACTTCTCACGCCAAGATCGACTTCCAGAGGAGATGGATCTAATACGAATTAAGAAGGCGGGTCTTTTTTTAGATAGGGATTCCA